CCAGAAATTGTTACATACCCAGAAAAGCCAGTTGGGGTTTTCTGGAGGGTATCCGACCCAGTAATGAGCTTCCAGGTGTACCAGCCAAGAATCACCCTAGAAGAGGGGATCAAGAGGGCGCTTTTGACACGCTGACCGAAACGCTCTAGGATGCCCATAGAAAGGGGGGCTGTATGGAAGAAGTAATACGGCTTTACAGAATTGACGAGGTTGAAAAAAACCTTAAAGAGTGCAGGTCGGAAATTGTGGCGCACGTGACGCACCAGAAGAAGCTGCGTGTGGCTGAGCTGACCAACTGGTCTCAAACTCAAGAGTTCCTTACCCTTGCCGTTCGTGTATATGAGGCTGTTGGCAACGGGGTTGAATTCCAAGACCTTGCCAGAAGGGGAATTAACTCTGCAGACGATGCGAGAGCCGCGAGGAAGTGGCACGATGAAAACCCAGGACGATGGTCGCAGGGAGGAACCAGTGCCGAATAGTTCAGTAAAGACATTTGAAGAAACGTTTAAAGAAATCTACGATGAGGCGTATGAGCTTCTTTGCGAGAAGCAGGCCCGATATGGTGACTCCAACATTGAGCAGCTTGGACTGCACGGAGTAATCAGCCGTATCGGGAACGACAAGATTGCTCGAGCGCGAAAGTTCATGCAGGGCAAGATTGTTGACGGCCATGTGATCCTTGACCCACTTGACGAGGGCACATACGAATCCCTTGCAGACACTCTTCTAGACATCGCAAACTACGCGCTCATTGCCGTCGCGCTTCAACGCGGATTGTGGGGCGCGCCGATGGAGCGAGATTTGCCGGGGCGGCCAAAGAAGTGAACCCACAGTTCATTGAGGCGCTTAAGGCGGCCAAGAAGGAAGGAAAGATTGACGCGGTCAGGGAGGGCATGCGGTCACTTCACTCGGCGACTGCATGGGCACAGGCTCAGGAGGGTGACAGTGAGTACCATCGCGGACTTCGCGACGGAATAGTTTTAGCAATGGAGGCGATTGGGTATAACCGATGGGAAGCACAACGCGGTATGAAGTCTGGAAACTTGAACGATCAGAAGAAGGGATAGGTTACAAATGGGCAATATGGGACCAAGCCACAAACACGGTGGCAAAAAGCGGATTAGCACAAACGGCAGACGACGCCGTAGAAATAACGACGTTCTGGATTGGTTTTCTGACCGATATCGCAAACCGACTCCAGCAGCAAAAAAGATAACGCAGGTGTGGCTGGCGAAATCGTTTGCCATGAGCAACGCCAATTTAATCCCGCTCGTCGGCGGAGAGGAGCTCAAAACCATTGCCGCTGAAATGATGGAGGTCGCATCTACGATTGGCGGTGTGCACGGTTGCAAGATCACGCTATCTGAACCACGAGAGGGCGATCCCTATTACGAGAGCGATATGGAAATGATCATTGATGGCATGCGGCACGATGTGGTTATCTCATCGCTTGACCTGAATGAACTATTGACATCATCCGTTGGCTGGATTAACCGCAGGGGCATCAAGTGAGCGCATCTGACCGACTTCGCAAGTTGGTTGAGCATGCTGTCTCGGGGGACACAACTCCAGTTTTAAGGGGGATTGGGATTAGCCAACGAGGGAAGGTTGAACTTTTCTCTAGGCTGGCATATATTGCAGGTCTTAAGAGAGCTCTTGAGATAGTGGAAGAGTATGAAAAGGAGCAATCAGATGGCGGACGCCAAGAATCTAGTCGTTGACAACCGCGGGCGACCGCTGGATGGCTGGCACTGCACTCAGTGCGAAACAAAGATTGACGACAAGGTAATGGAGGGCTATCCGGCTACGATTGACCCAAAATATAAGAAGGCAACATGCCATAAGTGCAGGAAGGTGAAGGTTATTAAGAAATGGGATCAAAAGTAATTCGGCTGGCACTAGCCGCCATATTCATAGCTACTGGGTTTTTCGTCTTTGCGCAAGAAGCTAACGCGGCTAAAAAGAAATCATTTAGGGCAGTAAAAACATGGAACCAAGGCTATAAAGAAAACTGGGCATTAGACAGAATTAATCAAGTTCACTGGAGGCTTGATGGGTCCGTTCTTCAAACCCAAGGGGCTGGAGAGGGTATAACTATTTATGTAATTGACACTGGTGTGGGCAGTGATGACTGCAACGGTCACGGAACGGTGGTCGCAAGCATTGCTGCTGGGAGCGAGTATGGCGTTGCTCCATCATCCGATGTCGTAAGCGTCAAGGCGCTTGACTGCGACGGCGCGGGGACAGCTCAAGACGTCATCGCTGCTGTTGAGTGGGTTTCGGAAAACGCAAATCCCGATTCTTCGGTTGTCAATATGAGCCTAGGTGGGCCATTGAGGCCAAGCGTTGACACCGCAGTGGCTGAACTCTCTGCAATAATGCCAGTCGTTGTGGCCGCTGGAAATGAATCATCAAATGCATGCAACCGATCTCCGGCAGGGGTTCCAGAAGCAATAACCGTAGCAGGATATGACAGGAACAACCTCAGGGCAATATTCTCAAATTATGGAAGCTGTGTTGATATTTGGGCGCCAGGAAGTGCGATAGATGGGATAGACAAGGGCGGGGCAAGGGTTCAGTGGAGCGGAACAAGCATGTCAACTGCTCTTGTGAGCGGCGCGATAGCATTTATTGCTAGTAAAAACAACATGACCACAAAAGAGGCTGCTGATTTAATAATGCAGCAAGCGGCGAGACCATACCTTATTGATGCTCGGCTAAACGGTAAGTCTGCCTACTCTCTTCTTTTAGGGGACTAAAACCTGCTACCCGACTTCGCTGCCGTAAAGTAGAACGTGCTTCCGCTTAGGTCCGCAGCGTAGACCAGCGCGTCAACAAGGTCGTCGTGTTCCCCGTTTGGAAACGCCGCCATCTCCGCTTCTAGGTCCTTGATCCCAGGTGCTCCCTTGAGATGGAAAACTTTTCCAGCCTCGTATCTCGCAGCAAGAGCCCTAGCGCGAGTAACCTTGTCCTTGTCTGGTCGGACTGGTCTGGCGGGAAGATTGGTTGTGCCAAGAATTTCGCGAACGAACGTGCTTTGGTGCTGGACCGCTTCAATGTTTACCGACTCTAGCGGTCGTGCGCTCTCTGTCATCTCTGGCGAGTGTGGGATTAGATACTGCGGCCAAAGGAGCTTCGGTCCGTCATCTGCAACAAGATCTCCGTCCCTAGTAACTCCAGTAATCCAGTCTCGGTGACCCTCCACTAGCCGCGCTTTCCACGCGCCAATAACGTAAAGGTTATGATCAGCATCTTCCACAACCTCCACACACGACGTGTAGTCACTTCGCTCAGATGCAGAGGATGCAAGGTCAATTCCAACCCTCCGAGCCCCAGACGGGACGCTGTCGGTTTGCTTGAACCTGTCGTACCTAAAGATGTTTCCGCCCATTGAGGTGACGTCGTTCTGGAACTGCAGCATGAAAATAGGACTTCCGAGTTCTTCTCGCTTCTTGTCCATGTCTGCAACCGTATACATCTCTGGCCAGAGAATCTGATCGCCCTCAACCGCCCGCCTAAGCATGACGGGCGTTCCCTTCTCCTTGAGGTCGTTATAAAAATCGTCTTCGTGCCAACGGGTTCCGATATACCAGCGCTTGGCCCCCGGCACAAGCATTGGGTCAACAACTTGCCAGTAGGTGTCTTGCGCTTTCTGGCGCTGAACGGCAGTGGCGTTTTCCTTCATGCCAACCATGTCGTCGCCAATTAAAATGTCTAGACGGGCACCAGGCTTAATTGAGCCAAGTCCGTCAGCAAAGCATGTGGCATCTTTGCCCATGTTGGCACCCTTGATAGTCCAGACCTCATCCGTCCACTTGGGACCAACAACCCCGTCTCTTGCCCATTCAAAGATCTCAGCAAAATGTGGTGATTCAATAATTGCCTTGATTGCACGAGAGCGCGCAAGAGCATCTGAAAGCACAGAGGTAAGAATGCCAACCCTAATCTTTCCTTGGCTTACACCGATAAGGCGAGCCACCCTATGAATCAGCTGAGTTGTCTTGGCGTGTCCGCGCGGCATCAAGACAAGTGCTCTGTCGTTCTTGTCTAGGAAACGCTCCATTTCCCTGAGGTGCTTGGGGAAGACAAGATTTCCGACGTATTCCGCAAATGCTGCGTCAGACGTCTTCGCTTGCTGTCTCAACCACAGTCTGTACTGCTTGCTGTCCATCGCCGACCTCCTCTAATGCGTCAGCCCAATTACGTAGGCGCTTTGCTAGGTCCTCTGCATTCAAGCCATCAATTGCGTGGTCAATCATCTGCATCTGAACGGCACCACCATTGGCACCAGTGATCTCAATCTTAGAGGCCTCGTAGGCCCCGGTTAGTTTTGCAAGGCGATCTATGACCTCAAGTTGTACCTTGAGAAACGCAACCTGCCCGCTAAACGAGTTCTCTCGAGCAGAGGCATGACCTTGAGCCGCCGCCCTTGCCACCCTATTTGCTCGTTCAATAAGTTCAACCTTGCTCTCAACGGGACCGATTGCATCTTCCAGAGCCATTTTGCGCATTTTCGCAATGTACTTTTTAATGGTGTCCGGCTTAAGATCAAACTGAGCGCCAATCTCGGCAACAGATACACCATTAAAGTGCAAATGGTAAATTTCCCGCTCAAGCTTATTTTGATCGTTTTTGGTACGTCTTCCAATTTGTGCCATGCGCTTACTATACCACATAATCTGCCCTTGACGGAAAGTTGCAAGAAATTTGCGCATCGCCTACAATCCGCTCATGCCAAGAGCTTATGGGGCAAGAAAGCCAGAACACGAGAGAACGCGGAGATTCAAAGAGGCGTGCGGTGCTTGGGCAAGCCAGAATGAAATCAGCATTGCAAAAGTATTCAAAGCTGCTGGAAAGAAGCGAGGCGTCGGGGAATACTGGGCAAAAGAGCGATACTATGGCGGAACCATTCCGTCTGATGAAGATATTGCATGGGCAAGGCTTAACGCGATTCAGGAAGTCCTAGCCATTGAAGACCAGGCGTCTCTCAGCAAGCACCGACGAGCGGTAAAGAAGTTCTGCTACGCATGCGCTGGGGCGACCATCAAAGACCTTGATGCAACCTGCTGGGATGGCGGGTGCCCCCTACGACCCGTAAGCCCCCTTCCCCTGAGGGTTCCCGTAGAAAATAAGCCCATAGAGTAGGCGGTTTCCGCAGGCTATAATCTAGCCATGGAGACATACGACATCTTGGCCGAGCAAGGAAGCACATATACCGCCACGATTGTTTATACCAATGACGCTGGAAATCCGGTAAATTTAAGCGGATACAGTGCCAGAATGCATGTTCGTCGTTTTTCTGGGTCAAAGTATCCAGATATTGTCCTCACAAATACAGGCGGATTGTCAATTACTGCCAATACTGGAACGATTGGGATGACTATTTCCCCATCGGCACTTTCTGCCATCCCAGCGGGGAAATACGTATACGACCTTGAAATTGAAAACGGGCAAGGACTGGTTGAAAAGTTGCTTAAAGGTGATTTTGAGCTCAGCGCAGAGGTGACAAGATGAGCCCAATAACAGTAACCCAGAGTAACAGGCAAATTGCCGTAAGCACTGGCGGTCTGTCGTCTCCGCACGGGACCTATACCCACACTCAGGCCTCGGCTTCGGCAACCTGGACCATAGTCCACAACCTGAACTGCAAGCCCTCGGTAACCATTGTAGATAGTGGCGGGAACGTGCAGATCGGAGAGGTATTGTATGACTCCGATAATCAGATTACCCTAGCCTTTGCCGCGGCTTTTAGCGG